GCTTCCGCTGGAAGTAAACGCCGTGGACCGAGAGGGCTTCGATGGGACTCCATGCCACCACCGACTTGCCTAATCTGTCTTGGAAACTCAGCCATCCCTCAAAATAATAAGATGCCAAACCTAATCCGTAATCGGATTCACATAAGGCTATTGCTCCTAGTTTAGGGGTTGATTTGATTCCCCACCGATTTAACTCCTCAGAAAACACGCTGTAATCTTTCCTTCTTAACCTCCGATACCAATCACGCTGTGCCGGTGGTAGCGAATACCCATAATAATTAACTACTTCTCTAGCCAAAGATAAACAATCTGCCGCACCATGTTTATTAGGATCTGCCCCTAAACGATAAGGAAAACCTAGTAACTCATGTGGTTTCAACGACTTTGCATCGAACCGGTAACAGGTAAATATCCAACTTGCCTTGATGTCAATACCCGAGTCGGAGCATTAGCTCCAACCGCATCTATCGCAGAACTTAAAATTAATTCAATTGACTCAGAGTCATAACTCATTGTTGCTGCTAACCATTTCTCATCTGTTAATACCGTTTGAATTGAATCAAACGTCGCATTCATCAAACACGTAGTTACTTGTATATGCCATTTATATTCCACCGCTTCCTTCGCGTAATTCATTGATAACTTATTTGCTTGTCCTGTTGCACCTTCCCTAGAACCGGTATTAGCAAGCATGATCGAAGCTTCTAAGTTGTCACCATTACGATTCTTTGCCGCACCTTGGTAGATAAAACTTAAATACTTATATGGTGAGGTTTCAGGTAGTTTGTCAGAACTTGAGATAAGTCCGTCATATAAACCATTTTGAAATTGATGTTGCAAACCTCCGTTCACATCTGTAATTGTGAGGAAGTTGGTTAAAGCAATAACGGTCATAAACCTAACCTCGATCTCTGACTACGTGAATTTTTTAGGTCTTTCATTGTGTTAGCCCTACCCGCTGTTGCTCCGGCCATCGCTGCACTATTAATAATTTGTGGAACAGCAGTGCGAGGTACATACTCATCACCATTGAAGTTAAGAGTAGGACCGGTGTAATTAACTGTGACTTCTCCAGACCCTCCACCTGAACCGCCTGAATTACCAACACCGCCCGGAACTACTGAGTTACCTCGATGACCCGCTTGGAATCTGGAAAGACTAGAAGCAAGCTTAGATTCAGGAATGACATATTCCCCCTCACCACCTTCTCCGATAACTGCACTTGTTGGACGGTCAACGTATCCTCCACTCGCATACTTAATTGCAGGTAAATCTATAGCTTGCTTCATTGTTAGTCCTCCAACATCTGTTGGTAAAGATGTTGTACTTGACAGTTGATTACCAAAACTGCTAGCTAAGGCATTACCTAAAAACTTAAATAACGCATTGCTAGCCGCTGCCGCTGCCATGTCTGCCGCGTTCTGAATCATTGCGTCAGCTATACGGTTGAGCATTGAAGCAACCGCATCACCAATACTCTTTGTTCCTCTAACTACTTCTCTAATTGCATTTGAGAATGAATCTTCAAAGGCTTCAGTTATTGTCTTTAACTGGTTTATTGGATTCTGTAAATCTTTTAGTCTTTGCGCTGCACTCTCTTGCAACTCCTTAAAGGCAACGCTGTTAGAGACGGTCTGATCTTCTAGCTCTTTTAACGCTCTAATCTTTTTCTCTATTTCTTCAAAATCCTTATCTTCTTTATCTGGGAATTGAAGTCTCAACTCTGCTAACTCTCTTTGTATCTCTGCTTCTTTTTGACCTAGTTCAATTCGATTCTCTTGGAATTTTTTATCAATTCTTAGACGGTCTTCAATCTTTTTCCAGTTAGCTGCTGATAGTGCATCTTTCTCTTCATCTAGCTTCTTTTGCTTTTTAGTACGTGTGTCAACTTTCTTATCCCCTGTAAGTACGTCTAGTCGCTCTTGCTGTTTCTTTTTACTCTGACCAAATAAATTAAGTAACCATTCTGGATCATTCTTTATTGACCTTTTTAATTCCTTCTTATATAAGTTATTAAAAGCCTCTGCAACTTTATTTAGCCCTTTAGTGGCTTGAGTACCCATATCTTGAAAAGTTGCACCAAAAATCATGGCTGTCTTACCCCATTCCGCTTGAAGATTCTCTTGCGCTGTCGCTAGACGCGTACCCGCAAAAGCCATACTCCTAGCCATTTCTTGAGCTATTTTTTCATTTTCAGCTTTTAACTTTTTACCGTATTTAATAAAGTGGTCTATTGTTACTTCGCCTTTCTCCATCATCTTGTCTAACTGTGGCATTGTCTTCTCCATCGACTCGGCTAGACCTGCCATAAAACCGGGAACGCGCTCTGAGATTTGCCCCCTCAATTCTTCGGCTTGCGGCTTGCCTTTTGAAAGGATCTGCTGAGTCGCAAGAGAAATCCCTTTAAATTCTTCTATTCCTTTTCCTTTAGCGAGAGTGACCGCTAACATTCCCTCAAATAAAGTGGCAGTATCTTCAATAGATACATTCGCTGCATCAGCAGAAGCTTGAATGCCGGTAAAACCTTTAAGTAAGACTCTTTGCGAAATCGCATATTTATCTGATAGCGTCTTAACATTTTTTAATGCAAAGTTATACGATTCTTGATCAGGAACGACACCAGATAAAGCGGTTTTCATCCGATCCATCTCAGCCGCAACTTGGGCCGATTGCCTACTAAATTCAACCAATGCAACTGTTCCTTGAACAATCGCAGCCACACCTACACCAATACCGGCTCCACCCAAACCTCCACCATTCGCTGCTCCCGCAAATCCACCTACAGCTAGTGGAGCAATACCCGGAATAAGAGCCATAGACGCGGCCCCACCCCTAAGTGCTGCACCTCCGGCCTTACTGTTCATCATATTGCCAAATAAACCTCCCCTACCACCTGCTTTTAATCTATCCATTCCCTTTGCTACCTTAAGCATTCTTTTATCGGTAGTCTGTAGTACTTGGTTAAACTTCTTTGATTGCGCGGTGAGTTTAGCGACTTCCTCTCTACCTTTACTGATACCTTTCGTGTAATTAACCTTTCTCCCGGTTGTCTTTTTCAGTTGGTTTTCTTGTTTCTTTAACTGCGTATTTAACTTTTTCTTTTCTGACGTTAACGCTTCATCTATTTCCTTTAACTTATCTCCAGTCTCTATTTTCTTAGCTTCTAACTTACTAAAAGCTGTTTCAGCTTTATTTATTTTCTCCTGTTGTTTTAATACCTTCTTATCAGTAGTCAACTTTTCTGCTAATGCTCTATTCGGTTTCTCTAATACTCTAGATTTTTCATTTTGGGCTTTTATCTCTTTATTTATTGCATCAGTCTTAGCCTGTGAAGCTTCTACATCTTTTTGTTTCGCACTTAAAGCACGATTGATCGCGTTGTTTTCTTTCTTAATAGCCGCTAATTTATCTCGCCTTAACTTTCTTTCCCTACCTTGGCCTACCCCTTTAAGAGACTTTTCTGTGGCCTCGTTGAATTTTCTATTATTTTCGGCTAACTGATCTTGGAGTTTCTTTTGCTCATTTCTATGAACAGCAAGTACTTCACTACGATCTCCTAACCTTGTCTTTAGTGCTTGAGTATCCCTTTCTATTTGAGCAAGTGCTTTCTCTTGCGGTTGCTCTAAACCACCCGTTACCCTTCTTTTCTTGTCAAAAGCCGTTTTCTCTTGGCTTGATAAACCGGTATTACCTAAACTAGCCGCAATAATAGGCATGGCTGCCCCAGAAGAACCCCCGCCACTTCGACTTTCTCTAGTACGTGCGTCGATATTGACTGTTCTATTTAATCCACGGATACGGGCTTCGAGTGCGCTGATTGCTGACATTGCAGCGCGGGTATCGACTTTTATTGCATTACGACGACCAAGACCTTTAAGTGTTTTGCTTAAACTTACCGCTGCTGTTTCTATCTTCTTAAAACGACTTTCGAGGGTACGAAGGTCGCCTTTATTTTTTACATTGATCTGAATATCGGCTGCGTAAATTGCCAACGGTCTAACTCAACTAGGTTGTTTTAACACTTTAGCGTCGTCTAGCCTTTTTCATAGCTTCCTCTTGCTCTTGATTGATGATTGAAAAATATGCAGACCAAGCTAACAACTCTTGAAGAGTGATGTTTTGATAAAGCTGTTGGACTGTCATGCCTAATTCCTTCGCGACTCCGAAGGAAAGCATCATAAAATTATCCTTCCGCAGTTGCTTTTCTAGTTCTTTTCATGTCGGTTGGTGCCTCCTCTTCGTCAGTGTCGCTGATCACTGCAAGCATTAGGGCTTGGACATCCTGTTCTTTGCATAAATGCTTTAACTCTGCGATATGACTGATGTTAAAGCACTTCTCTCCTGTCTTGCTCTGGGCCTTGTTAACCAAAAGTTGAAGGGCAAGTGTATTGGTGTCTTCGGGATTCTTTGCTTGGGCTTGTGCTTTCTCACGCTCAGCCATTGTTAATGGTGTGCAGTAAAACTCAATTGTTTTGCCGTTAGTTAAGACAACAGTTCTTTTTGACGCTTTTAGATTGGCTGCTTTCTTTAGCTCGTCGATCAGACTCATAGTTACTTAATTAAGTTACCTAATTATAAGCATAAAAAAGCCTCCCGCAGACAATAGGAGGCTTGTGAACATTCCTAACTTAGTTTAGTTACCAAGTAGATGGGTTGGTTGACCTGAAAGACTGAAGGTTAATGAACCGACAATTACGTCTTCGGGTGTGACATTCAAGCTGAATCCCATAATTGAGATAGGGGCTTGGATGTAAAGACTATCAGTGAGGCTTGGATCAGCAGTTGTACCAACAGTGTTGATGAAGAGGCGAACCTCTGCACCGTCCTGATTCCTTCTCATGCTGTTACCGAGTAAACGGTTAGCAAGATTGGTTTGGTCGTCAGTGAACTGGACTTCCATTGAACCTGATCCAGAGGCAAAACCGGCTTGCATTGTTCTAAATGAAGCTAGTGAACCTGTGGTATTTACAGCACAAGGTAGAACTGTGGTATCAATCTCTTCTCTTGATAAATCAATTGAGAAGGATTTCACCTGACAGATTGCAGCAAATTCCGCGTAGTCAATCTTGATGTGATTAACACTGGTATTTCCTGAGTCTGCTGAACCTGTACCGCCATCACCCGCGAGAGTTATGGCAGCACCACCGGCTGATGCTGATACGTCGATTGTTGTTGCTGTTTTTGCAACAACGTAATAAGTCGTACCTGCGGTGAGGTTGGCATCAATATGTCCAGTGCCTTGGGCAGTGAACTTAACTGGATCGTTTACACGAAAGTCGTGATCAGATGGAACCGTGATGGAGGTTCCGGCTGGAAAGTCGGAGTAGTCCTTTAGGCAAAATTCTGTAGACGCTGGTTGAAACCAAACGCTGCCATCAGTGCCAGTCAGAACTTGACTTGAGCAAGAAACTGGTATGGGTCTAGCTCTCTATGTTGAGAGTCGAAACAACAGCGGGGGCGTTGTTAGTACACGGGGGCTCGTACTTAATTAGATTCTAACTTAAGTGAGTTGCTTTGAA